CGGAACGGCAGAAGCCATTCTTTTTAAAAAAGTCAGAAGTGAACTGTAAGGAGGAGGACAAGCTATGGCTACTTACAAACATGGTGTATACACCAGTGAACAGGCTACCAGCATGAGCGCACCCGTGACGGGAACGGCGGGTCTGCAGGTGATTATCGGCACCGGACCGGTTAATATGCTGGAGAATCCGGCAGAATCGGTCAATGTACCGTTGCTGGTTAATAATTACAAAGAGGCTGTTGCAGCTATCGGTTATGTTCCTGATTTCGCGAAGTACACGCTTTGCGAGGCAATCAGCGCAAATTTCAGCGTGGTTGGAGTTGCACCGATGGTATTTATCAACGTGCTCGACCCGGCGAAGCACACAAGCAATCTGGAAAGCACGACCGTACAGGTCAACAGCGGTGTAGCGGTGTTGGATAAGGTGGGTGTGCTGCGTGACGGGCTTACCATCAAGAGTGGCAGCGACACACTCAAAGAAGGTGAGGACTATACCGTAAGTTTTAACAATGACGGCACCGCAAACATCCTGCTTCTGGAAGGAGGAGCTGGAGCGTCCGCAACGAATCTGACGGTAACTGGCAAGATCCTCGACCCCAGCAAAGTGACTGCGGCCGATATCGTAGGCGGAGTAGATGTAAGTACAGGGAAAGAAACGGGCCTGGAAGTTGTGAGACAGATTTATCCGAAACTGTCCATGACTCCGGGCCTTCTTCTTGCCCCGCGTTTCAGTGCAGATGCCACCGTGGCAGCAGCACTGCAGGCAAAGACCACAGAGATTAATTCAGTGTTCAAAGCGGTCTGCATCGTGGATGTGGCTTGCGGCAAGGACGGCGCTACGAAGTACACGGACGTAAAGACCCAGAAAGAAAAGCAGGCGATTACCAATGCCAACGCGTATGCTGTATGGCCGTATGCAAAGGTAGGGGATGTCGTTTACAGCGGATCTTCTCTGGCTGGAGTGCTCACTGCGTACACGGATGCTGAGAATGACGACACACCGAATGTAAGCCCGAGTAACAAGACACTGGCCATTTCGGCGGCTTGTCTGGAAGACGGGACCGAGGTGGTTCTGGATCAGGACTAGGCAAACACCATCAATGGTTTTGGCGTGGCTACGTTCCTGAACATGAATGGTTTCCGCCTGTGGGGAAACAACACTGCAGCGTATCCGGGAAACACCGATCCAAAAGACAGATGGTTCTCTGTGCGCCGGTTCCTGAACTGGGCGGCAAATACCTTCATCCTGACGTATTTTGCCCGCGTGGACAGCCCGGCGAATCCGAGACTGATTGAGGCTATCGTAGACAGTGAGAACGTGCGCGGCAATGGTTTTGTGGCGCGCGGTGTCTGTGCGAGATATGAGATCGAATTTAATGATTCCGAGAATACGACGGCTGACCTGCTGGACGGAAAACTGACGTTCCATCAGTACATCACGCCTTACACTCCGGCCGAGGATATTGAGGACATTATTGAGTTTGATCCGGATGCACTTTCCAGTGCATTGACCTAAAGAGGGAGGTATCTAAGACATGATTAGTAACAACTATATCCCGGAAAAAATCAATGATTTTAACGTGTATCTGGATGGCACAAAGATGATCGGTATTGCGTCCAGTGTGACACTGCCGGAGATCAACATGAAGACCAGCACCGTAGCTGGCGTTGGTGTCAATGGTGAACTGGATTCCCCTACAATCGGACAGTTTGAGAGTATGGAGCAGGAAGTTCAGTTCAACACCCTGTTCAGTTCTGCAACGGATGTTATGAATCCGCTGACGGTCGTAAATCTGACGTTCCGCGCTGCACAGCAGGTATACGATAAAACCGGCGGTTACGCATTTAAGGGACTGCGCATCGTTGAGATGGGCCGTGTGAAAAAGTTTAAACCTGGCAAGATCGAAAAAGGCGAGGCTATGGAAGCCACCGTCACCCTGGAACTCACGTACATCATGATCGAGGTAGATGGAAAACAGTTGGTTGAGATCGACAAGCTGAACGGCGTTTACAAGGTAAACGGCGTAGATATGATCGCAGGCGTAAAGAGCCTGATCTAACAAAGAGGACATGCCAGCTCCGTTTATACTGGGGCTGGCATTTTAGAAGCACTGATTACTGAATCACAGAAAGGAGCCGAACCATGGCAGAGGAAATGAAAGAGGACGTTAAAGACGTTACGACAGAACAGGAAGCACAGGAAACCGTAGCGGAGAAGAAACCGGTCAAAGAAGAAAAGGAAAATGTCATTACGCTTAAAAAACCGTACAAATTTGAGGGCAAAGAGTATACGGAGATTGATCTGTCAGGTCTTGAGAAAATGACCGTGATGGATGCCGTCGATGTCCAGATTGAACTCTTTAATCAGCGCGAGGTCGCGACGGCTACGGTATGCGAATCAACGACAGCTTTTGCAAGGGCAATCGCCGCGAAAGCGACAGGCCTTCCGATCGAGTTCTTTCAGTTGGCACCGCGCAGTGTAAGCAAACAGGTGACGAGAGCAATCAGAGGATTTTTAAATATTGATGCAAATACAGAAAATCATGTAATGCGGTTGGAAAAACCGTATTGCTTTAAAGGCGAGACCTATACAGAGGTTGACCTGAATGGAATCGCGGATCTTAACAGCATGAATGAGAGTGCCGCTGAAAATAAGATGGCCAGAATGGGAATTGTTATCACGGAAAACTCATTTAACTACTATTACGCCTGCGTGATTGCATCCATGGCAACCGAACAGCCGGAGGAGTTCTTCACAGGGCTTCCGCTCCGGGAAATTTTGAAACTGAAAACAGCAGTGAACAGCGCAGATTTTTTCGAGTAAAGGGCGGTGCAAAAGCATTACGCAAGGCCGCTATCCGGCTGGGAACAGCCACGCGGACCGGCGTGGACTTTTATCTTAACCTGCCCGTACAAGAATTTGTGTCGCTGAATAATGAGGTGACGGAGGAATGGCGACGGGCAACAAATCATTAGATCTGAGTATCCGGATATCCGGAAAAGTAGACAAAAGCCTGACAGCGGCTATCGAGAGTGCAACAAAGCAGACAAGCAGCTTTTCTAAAAATGTAAGCGCGATAGGAAAGGCTGGACTGGCGGCTATGAGCGCAGTCGCTGTAGCTGGCATTGCAGCAATCGGGAACTGCACCAATGAGGCCGAGAGCTGGGAAGCCAGCATGGCGAATGTTGCAAAGTATGTAGATGGTCTGGCTGATAAAGCAGGTCAGTTCAGCGACGAGCTGGCCGGTACAGCAAATGGAAACACTTATGCAGAAAACTACGGAGAGATGAGCAAAGCTCTGTTGGATCTGAGCACACAGATTCCGTACACGGCAAAGGAACTCTCAGAACTTGCAGCTGCGGCCGGACAGTCCGGATACAGCATTGATGATCTGATCCAGTACGACAGCAACGGAAATATTCAGGGATTTCTGAAAGATGTAGCCATGTGGGGAACTGCAATGGATATATCCGCAGAACAGGCTGGCGATTGGGCTGCAAAGTGGGAGCAGGCGTTTAAATTGGACCACAGTGATATCATGGTTCTCGCAGATCAGATCAACTATCTGGGTGCGAACTCAGCGACTACAGCGGCAGAAATCGCGGAAGCGGTAAATGCTTCTGCGGCACTAGGACAAATTGCAGGCGTAGATGTATCTACTACAGCAGCGCTGGCAGACGCTATGCTCGCTACCGGTGTTTCCAGCGGCAGAGTGGGAACAAGCATCAAACGAACATACACGAACCTGAGTAAAGGGGAAAGCGCGACCAAAGCTATGAAAGAACAGTGGGAAGAACTGGGCTTCACGGCTGAGGGAGTGGCAAAATCCATGCAGGAGGACAGCATAAAAACGCTGAACGAGGTATTTACAGCCATCGGGAATCTCCCAAAGGAACGCCAGGTAGCCGCCCTTAGTACGCTGTTTGGACAGTGGGCGATCGAGGGCGATGCAAAGATTGTTGGCAATATGGATGTATATACCAGAGCGCTTGACATGGTGAGCGATCCGGAAAAATATCAGGGCAGCATGGAACGAGAATTTATCATTAAGTCGAGCACCACCGAGGCGATTGACCAAATGATGAGCAGTTCCGTATCTGCTTTCAAGATCGACATTGGCGAAGAATTTCTTCCGGTAAAAAAGCAGTTCAGTCTTATGATGATCGACATCATGAATGGAATGCGGGATCACATGCCAGAAATCACCCAGCTTGCGGGAACCATTGCGGATCTGGCAAGCAAAGGAGTATCGAAACTGGGTGATGCGCTTGAAAAAGCGTTGCCATATATCCAGAGGGGGCTCGATTACATAAATAACAATGGAGAGACGGTTACGAAGGTGATCGGCGGTATGGCTGCGGCTTTTGCAGCTATGACATTCGCCCCAAAGGTAGAAGGCCTGATCGGCGGTGTCGGAAGCCTGATATTCGGAGATGGAAACAGTTCAGGAGGAAGATCAAAAGGCGGTATCGGCGGTCTGGTCGGAACTGCAGTGAATCTGTTCCATGGCGGGCAGAATGCGGGCGCTTTTGTTCAAAACGTGAGCCAGGCTGCAGGAATCGGTGCAGGACTGGGAAATTCGGTTATGACCGATACAGGAACCGGAGGAAACGGCGGAATCTTGCAAAGGATATCCAACAGCGCCATCGGAGCTATCTTCGGAATTAAGAACCGAAAAGGATTAACAAACGACAACAGTAAGGACAATGCTTTCTTTAAAGTTCTTATGAGTACGGCGGAGCAGATTACCAATGCAAAGGAAAGCGGTGGTCTGCTTGGGATGGCTAAAAGCGCAGCGGCCAACACTGGAATAGGCCGGTATATCGGTGGAATTGCCGGTGCAGCCGGTCAGATTGCAAATACCTCGATAGGCGGCGGGATTATCAATGCGCTCAAGACAACAGGTAGTGTGACAAAAGAAATCCTGACCGGAATTGTAGGACCGGAAGGAATGGGAATTACGGAGCTGATCGAGGGAGCCGGTCTGTTAGGTCAGATGGGCCTTGAAGCCATAGCGAATAGTGCTCCTGGACAAATGATCGGAAGTGCAGGACAAGCGATCGGAGGAGTGCTTGGAAAGGGTGCTTCTATGGCAGGCGGAGCCGTCAGCATGGCCGGTGGTGCATTAAGCCAGATCGGCAGCTTCGCCGGAGCCGGGGCTGGTCTGTTAGGAAGCGTGTGGGGACCGGCGGCAGGAGGTTTTATGAGCCTGTTTGCCGGTGCCGCGCCGGTAATCGCGGCAATCAGCGGAATTATTGCGGTCGTAAGTATCCTGGGAGATCATCTTGAGGATATCCGGGTGATTATCGGTAACACCTTCGGAGAAAAAGGACTTGCTATCTTTGACACGTTTACCGGAAAGCTGGGAGAAATCGGTAATTTTATCTCCGGGCTATTCCAGGACGGCGGTGTGGCGGCCGCATTACAACCGGTAAGAGATGCAATCGTAGGATTGTTTGACAGCGATACGGCAGCCATGGTCGGCGGAGCCTTTGATGGTGTGGTAGCCATCATTCAGTCTGTGATGGGTATTATCGGCCAGATCGTGACCTTTTCGACCGGAACCGTGAAACCGATTATCCAGGATATCTTTTCATACATCACGGGAACGGTCATGCCGATTATCATTCAGACTTTTTCTGAGGCGGCACCAACGATCGCGGAGATCATAAGCAGCCTGGGAACTGCAGTCATGACTGGTATGCAGACCATAGGAACTGTTATTCAGGCGGTCTTACCTATCATCGAGAGCATAATCACATTGATGCTCAACATCGGAAGCGTTGTGATACCTGCAGTCCTTTCCGGATTTGAAGTATTTGCTTCCGGAATCAGTACCGTCATGACGGACATTCAAGGATTTTTCGATGGCCTGATAACCTTTGTAACCGGAGTATTTAGCGGAAACTGGGAGCAGGCATGGGATGGAATTAAACAGATATTCGGCAATGCGTTTGATGCGCTTGTGGAACTGTGCAAGACACCAATCAATGCAGTTATCGCCATCATCAACGGCGTAGTATCTAAGATTAACGGGATGGGTTTCACCATTCCGGACTGGGTACCTGCGATTGGCGGCAAAGAATTTACAATCAATCTTCCGACGATCCCACAGCTCGCCGAGGGTGGTTTTACCAACGGAGTGAGCATAGCCGGAGAAGCCGGTCCGGAGGCCGTTATCAGCTTCCAGGACAATGTAAGAAACAAGAATATTGATACCTGGATGCAGGCTGGCCGAATCCTGGGAGTAAACGGGGAACAGGCTGCACAGGCAGCAGGCATCACCAGTATTCAGTATTTTGCAGATGGCGGATTTACAGACTATGCGGCATCGACCGGAGAAGGATCTGCACGAAATACGGTATCAAGTGGCATTGGAAAATACATCGGCAGGATTCAGAACTTTGCCGGAAATCTCACGAATACAACCGCGGGAGGAAACATCATTAATGTTGTAAGAACGGTCAGCAGCATTGTGAACGGCAAGAATGAATCGGGAACCGAAACGAGTACCACAGCAAATACCAGCTTGGAACCGATCATCAACAGCACGCAGGTTGTTCCGAACATTGGTGATAGTCTCGGACAAGCACTGCAGATGTTACAGGTAACGAATCGAAGCTATGAGGCACCTTTGAGAGCTACCGATTTCTCGTATTTTGATGATGATTACCCGGAGCCGATAGACATTGATATGTTGGATGCGCTTCGGGATAACCGGATGGAACTTTATGATATTGACGATGCAGATATGCCGCTTCGAGATTATGGAGGCAGAGAGCAGTCCAGCGGAGATATTATATTTTCACCGCAGATCATCGTTCAGGGCAATGCAGATAAAGACATGCTGAATCAGCTTATGGCGGATCTGCAAAGCAAGTTTGAGGAATGGTACGAGCAGCATAAAAGAAGAGAGGCGCGGATCGCCTACTAGGAGGTTAGCATGGCATACACAACGAAAAGCGGCGATACCTGGGATGGGATCGCAAAGGAAGTATACGGAAGTGAATACCTTGCGGACGAACTTATGAAGGCTAACCGGGAACAGATCGGAACGTTTATTTTCAGTGCAGGTGTGGTGCTTGCCACGCCTGCGCTGAAAGAAGAAAGGGACGGCCTGTTGCCGCCGTGGAAGTATGAGGCAAATTATGACTGAACCAAGATATATAACAATGAATGTGAGGTATAACAATTACCCATTCGGCGGACAGGTTGGAGCTGAAATTGAGAGTATGACCTATGTGGATTGTGCGTCAGATAACAGCGACAGCATAGACGTTACCCTCGACGTTCAGGACAGCAAATGGCTGAATGGATGGATGCCGGAGCAGGGCGCTACTTTAAAACCGGTGGTACGCGGCTACAACTGGAAACGGAATGGCGACCGGAAAACCATGCAGTGTGGATTGTTTACTCTGGATGATATCGACTATCAAGAACCATCTACCTTACAGGTAGGCGGTGTAAGTAAGCCGAGTGATTCTGATTTCAGCGAGTTGGAGAGGGAACATGTCTGGAAAAATACCAGTATCAAGCGCATCGGAGCAGAAATAGCCGCTCGCTACGGGCTGGGATTTTCATACGACGGTGACGATTACGATATTGAGTGCGACGAGCAGGACGGATCAGACAGCAGCTACTATAACGATCTTTGCAAAAACTACGGCTTGATCCTGAAAGTCTATGCAAAGAACCTTTGGGTATATGACCGTGAACGGTATAAGGCAAAACCGATCGTTAAAACGATCGACCGAACTGATATCATCCGGAACAGCTTTCATTACAATACCAAGCTCTACGGCACTTATACAGGAGGATATTTTGCATACACGGATCCGGACAAGAACTGTGACATTATATGCAGCGTAGGCGGCGGATCTCGCACCAAGTCTTTGAACCGCAGAGCGACAAGCGTATATGATGCCAGCGTACAGTTATGCGCTGAGATTAACAATGCCAACCATGGCAAAACATCTATATCGTTTTCCTTGATGGGCGAATGGTCCGTGAGCGCTGGTAACAATATTTACCTGACCGGATACGGAAGTTTGAATGGCAAATATTTTGTGGACAAGGCAACACATAAGTTCACAAAAAGCGGCGGCTTCGTATCAACGTTCAACTGCAGCCGCGTAGAAAAGCCTTTCTATTACTGGGAAGTCGGCGGAAGCATCGAATATGGAAAAAATGAGGCAAAGAGCCAGGAAAGCTATGAAACCACTCCTGCAGCAAATGCAGCAAGTTCAGCAGCGGGGGCAGAGGCGGGGGCAGCGGTGACGCTGACCAAAGCACCATTTTACTATACCAGCGTTGCGGCAAATCCGAGCTGCTATAAGAGCGGGACGTTCTATTTCTACGACGGCATTCTGGTAAACGGTCGGTATCGGATCACGAACAGCGCTTCACGTTGCGGGAAACTTCCGGTCGGACAGAATGTAACCGGGTGGGTTCCAGCCTCTTATTGCACCGGGGCCACATAAAAGCGAGGTAGCACATGAGTAAAAGTATGAATCGAACCGGTCGAGTGAGTTCTATTGATTATGCGGCGGGAACTTATGAGGTTACATATTTTGACCGCGGAAAATCCGTTACGCGTCAAATCAACGCACAGAGCAACGGGGAATACAAGATGCCGAGAATCGGTGACATAGTGAGCGTGAGCCACAACGGTAACGGGTCTGCAGCTGCGACAACGACCGGTACGGTCTGGAATCAGACAAACGTTCCTGCCGAGGGATATGAGGGGCTGTACCGAAAAGAATACAGCAATTCCAAGGGCCAGGCATACGAGCGGTACGATGAAAAGACTGGAACTTATACGCAGTATACGGATAAACACACAGGAAGAACATGTAACGGAAGCATTTATGATTCTGCAAAAGGATCGGCCACGTTTGCGGCCGGTGGACAGGCACAGGTGCGAAGCAGTGGAGGCAGTGCAAGCATATCCGCAAAGACCGGAGTAGGAATTTCAGCAGGTACCAATGTCACGTTGGAGGCCGGAGAAGCAGTAAGCATCGAGGCCGGAGCCGATATGAGTACCAGTGTAGGCGGAAAAAATGCACTGGAAATCACCGGTGAGGACACGGAAACCTATAACGGAGCTGTGGAGCGGAAATACAATGCAGCCGTCACCGATACAGTAAACGCGGATGTAACGCAATCAGTAACCGGAAATGTATCACAGACGGTTACAGGAAATGTAGATGCAACCGTCAATGGAAACCTGACAGTCAGTGCGACCGGTGATGTAAAAATATCGGTCAATGGTGCAGAGATCGTAATAAGCGCCGGTGGAGATATTAGCCTGACAAGCCCGACCAAAATTACAATCAATGCACCAATCATCAATGTGGAGGGCGCAAGTGGTGATGTGAAGGTCAATGGAATCAGTCTCGTACATCATAAGCACAAGAGCGCCGATCCTGGAAGTGATTCTTCTGAGCCGAAAGCGTAAGGAGGGTAGCTATGATTGGTTACTATATGAACCGTACATTCACCGTGAGCAATAAGAAGATCTTCACGCCGACAAATTTAAAGGGTCAGACGGGGAGTGAATGGGCTACACATGATGTAATCGGAGGGAAAAGCCGGAGCCAGTATATCGCACCTAAGTTAAAAGGTTACACGTTCGACATTCTTCTCCGGGCACAGGACGGGGCAAGACCGCGATCCGACGTAAGGTATTTTCAGAGATGCGCGGAGCGCGGGAAAAAGGATTATTTCGTCATAGGCGGCACTCCGCTGTCAGAATACCCGTTCCGTCTGGTGGATGTGAGCGATATATGGGATGCGGTGTTGAATGACGGCACCTTAATTGAGTGCAAATTAAGTTTAACCATAGAGGAGTATCTGTAAGGAGGTATGCAGGATGGCTTATGGGATTGATCCGGTCATTGAGATTGATGCCGGTGAAGCGGATGAGAGCACAGCACAGGAAGTATACCGCAACCTGCAGATCCTGTATGGGACACAAGAGGGAGAGCAGGCTTTAGACCGCGAGTTCGGGATCGCCGTAGAGGTGACGGATTCTCCTTCACCGGACGCGCAGGCCAGACTTGCGGCGGAATACGTCAGGAAGACACAGAAGTATGAGCCACGGGCAAGGGTAGCCCAAGTGGACTGGACTTCCGGCAATGCGTCGGATGGAAATATGATACCAAAGGTGGTGGTGGAACTTGTCTAATATCAGTTATTTGGAAAACACACCAGAAATCAGCTTTATTGATAATATGACACTGCAGGAAACCGAAAATATGGTTATAGAACAATACAAGCGATTGTACAAGGAAGAATGGGGAAAAGAGCCGGAACTTGCAGACGGAGATCCTAAGAGCCTGCTTATCAAGGCGTTTGCCATCGTCATTTATCAGGTGATGCAGTACATAGATGGAAAAGGGCGCGCGGAGCTCTTGAAAACATCGACCGGGGACGCGCTGGATAACCTGGCTGCGCTACTCGGTGTCACGCGGCAGAAGTCAAGCAAGGCGACTGCAACGGAGCGTTTTACTCTGTCCGGTCCGCGTAATGAGTATGTAGCGGTACCGCTGGGAACACGAGTGAAAACACAAGGCGGAAGATATTTTAATACTCTGGATTACGCAGAGATTCCAATAGGCGAGACTTATGTGGACGTTATGATCCAGGCGGAAGAAGCAGGAAGCGAAAGCAATGATATCCAGGAGGGAAGTATTGATACTCTGGTTGACCCGATTCCATATATAGCCAGCGTTACGAATATTTCAAAAAGTACCGGAGGGCTGGACGTGGAGGACGACGATAGCCTGACGGAGCGTGTTTACCTTGCGCCGTCTAAGTTTTCCAGCGCAGGACCGAAAGACGCATACGAATACTATGTTAAAGAATGGCGGAGCGATGTTGCCGATGTGCAGATCACTTCGCCATCTCCATGTGTGATAGAGATATTCGCTGTCCTGGACGATGGGAGAACATTAAATGATACAGAACGCGAAAGCCTGAGAGAGTATATCAATGGAGAGGTGATAAGGCCGCTTTGCGACAAGGTGATCTGTACCGTCCCGGAGGAAGTGGAGTACAAGATTGAGTTCACGTACTGGATCGCAACCAGCGACAAAAGGAGCGCCGGTACGATCCAGGAGCAGGTTGAGAGTGCTGTGAACCAGTATCAAATCTGGCAGCGCAAGTTGGGACGTGATATCAACCCAACGGAGCTTGTGGCAAGAATCCGCGAAGCTGGCGCAAAACGGGTGAAACTCACTGCACCGGGGGACTTAAAAATCTCTGACACACAGTTACCGAAATGCAGCACAAGTACGGTAACATACGGAGGACTTGAGGATGATTAAAAGCATACAAGAGGCCCGCGTGAAAGACGGAATACCGCGTATTCTTGCCGCGCAGGATTGGGTTCAGACGATTTCTGAGGTCCTGGGAATCTGGACGGTAAAAATTCTTGATTTTGCCGATAATAGCCAGATCTACACAGCGATTGATGATGCGCCTGAGATCATTTTGGATGCGCTGGCCGTGAGCTGGAAAATAGACTGGTATGATACCGGGTACAACCTGGAGCAGAAACGACAGATCGTAAAAACCGCTATGGAAGTACGGCGCACAATGGGAACCACAAAGGCGACCAGACTGCAGGCAGACGCGATATATCCGGGAACAATGCTGGAAGAATGGTTCGATTATGAAGGAGAGCCAGGATATTTTCGGCTGCTTGTGGATATTACCGGGAGTAATGTAGAAAATCCGGTGATTGTATACGATCCGGATACCATGGAGCGCGAAATGACGGCGGCGAAACGCTGGTCGGCGCATCTGGAAAATCTGAGTTATATGGTTCGCCATGCGTTAGTAACGAGAGCAGCTATTGCAAGCTGGACGTATACGGTGCCATTCTGCGGGACGATTCGCTGCGGGACCTATTGGATGCCGTCTACGCTGGGACATAGTATTGACAGTAAAGTACAGGTGTCAGCGAAACCGGAAGGATTCTCTGTCGAACCGGAATTTACGGGAACGCTGCCTTCCCCATCGGCGCTGGGCTTTTCCATTGCCTGCGGCCAGGTGGTAAGCGGGGGAGTAGAAGCATTTTCTATTTCGCCGGAGTTTACAGGTACATTACCAGAGGAGGGGACCAATGGAGATTAAAGCGAGGGGACAATATGGAAAGAGAAATCCTCTATTCCAGTATCAGACCGCCGTAGGCGTTAGCTTACCGGTGGACGAAGAAGGGAACACCGGAGCCGCTATCGGAGGAAAGGTTACTGTAGAAGCTATCAACGTTACTCCATCTCAAAGCGGTACAAAGCGCTGCGGGGCGGAGCGATAAAACGAGGGGAAAGGAGGAAAAAGGACTATGGCATTTTTTACAGATACGTTTTTAGCCGCGCGACGTGCGGAGTTATTACGGAGCGTCTGCAGATTCCAGTATCAGATCAACGGAACATGGCGTGATGGCGAGATCAACAGCAAATCCGTAATTGGATCCAACATTGTAGTATTTGTTAATGTTCCGAGTTTTGGAACAAAGGACACGATTACGGGAGTGCGTGTGTTTGATAATAACAATGCTCTGGCAGGCCAGCAGACCATCAATCTGCAGAGGGAAAGTCTGAATACAGCATTGCTGCGCTTCACATTCCCATTGATCGAGGAAACCTAAAGAAAGGAGAAAAGACCTATGTATGATCGTAATTTTTGGCAGGATCATGTTACAGATCAGAACGGCGTGGTTGTTCAGCAGGGAACACTGCTGGATCAGGCACATTTCAACCGGATGGAAAAGGGCATAAGCGATCAGTCGCTTGCAGCTGCAATATCTCAGTTCAAGCAGAACCAGGACAGCTACAACCTGGAAGACGAACTGCAGATCGTAAAATTGAACATGGCAGATTTAAAGTGGCCGTTCAATAATGTCGAAACAACGGTGGCGCTGAAACAGATGCGGGAAAGCATCAATTACGATGTGGAGATTAATGTGCTTTCTTACAGCGACGGATTCCTTGGAAACATCCGAGTGAAGGACCGCGCCAGAAATGGTTTTAAACTGGTGCATGATGGCAGCGCAAAGAAGGTGCAGGTGAGTGTCCGGATCTCTGGCGGAATGACAGACCCGATTCTGGATGAAAGTGATATTGAGAACAATTAGGAGGCAGGACGATGAAGATTGTAGAGAAGAACGTCGGTAAGAAAATTGACTATGAACTGACCGGCACGAAACTTGATTTTGCTGACGGTGCGCTCCGCATTGACCTTGCGAGATACCAGCGTGACGATGCAGTGACCATGGATATCATGGTAGATAATGAGGGATACCTGACGACCGGTAAGGGCCGTTATTATGCAGCTCAGGTTGAGATCCCGGCTATCCAGTACGAGGAAAAGGTTCAGGCCGCATCTGAGGTTACGGAAGGGGAGGACAACGAGAACAACCGTGACGAGATTATCCGCACACCGTTACCGATCAACACCGATGATGTGGTGCTGTATCTGTTCGCCATTGATGGCATTGTAATTCATTAAGAGGAGGAAAAGTAGATGGCTAATTTTGATTCTGCAGAACTTGCACTGAAAAGCGTATGTCCTAACAACACCATGCTTTACGACGATAAGGAGATGCCGTCCATCATGGTTTACATTCCGAAATTCCGGTTATGTGATGTACTTAACACCGAGGATACCAGCGTACATCCGGCATTCCGTGTCAACGGAAAAGAGATTGCCGGTGTTTATGTAGGAAAATTCCAGACCCACCATTATAACGGCAGAGCATACAGTCTTCCGCGTGAAGATCCAAGCGCGAGTGCCGGTCTGGATACCTTCGTAGCATACAACCGCGCCAAGGGTGGCAACTATCACGAGATTACCTGCGCCGAGTGGGCGGCTATCGCTTTGTGGTGTCATAAAAATGGCTGTGAGCCGAAAGGCAATAACAACTATGGTAAAGATACATCGGAGACATTATACAAGGCAGTTCCAAGCATGGCGCTTGACGACCAGGGAAGAATCCAGAGAGTAGCTACCGGCACCGGTCCGGTTACATGGTCCCACGATGGAACCATAGAGGGAATCTGGGATATGAACGGCAATGTCTGGGAATGGTGCATCGGCCTGCGTACCGTGAATGGCGAGATCCAGATCATTGAAGATAATAATGCTGCTGATCCGACCTGTGATCTTTCTGCAACATCGGCAGCATGGAA